CTTGGCCACCGGATGGCTCCAGGTCACCGCCGAGGATCTTCATGAAGGTCGACTTGCCGCAACCGTTGGCGCCGATCAGGCCGTAGCGGTTGCCGTTGTTGAATTTGACGGAAACGTTTTCGAACAGCGGCTTGGAGCCGAACTGCATGGTGATGTTGGCGGTGGAGATCAAAGGGCTTACCTATCAGTCACTTACAGAGCTGGCTTTCAAGCTGATACCGATTTGATACCAATTTTGAGTTTTTCCAGCTCGCTCCAGTCGGAGCTTGAGTTGAGCCAACGGGCATACGTCGACAGCAGCATTTGGACGCTGTGACCCAGCTGTTGGGCGATAAATGCGGGGTTGAGGCCGGACATTAAGCATATTGTCGCATAGGTGTGCCGGCAGTTATATGGGGGACGACGCCGAATGCCCAGCTCATTCAGCACCGGCACCCACTGTTTGTGCAGATCGGAGGTCTGTTTCACATGCTCGGCGTTCTTCGACGGCGGGAACAGGAACGGCGTTTCGGTCACCGCTCCCTTCCCATGCCGGCGGCGGTCTGCATATTCCCTGGCGAACTGAATCGCGCGCAAGGCCCGGTCATTCAGCAGCACGAAGCGATCCCTGCCTGTTTTCGTCCTTTCCTCCACCTCGCCCAAGGCGACGGTCCTCTTTACGTGCACAGTCCTCTTTTCCATATCGATCACATCCCAGCGCACTGCCAAGGCCTCCGACAAGCGGAGGCCGGTGAAGAACATAAACTCGAACAGCGCGGCATAGATGAGGCTCGGCCAATGCTTGTGTTCGTAGAGCTTGTTGATGATGGTGTTGGCTTCGGCCAGGGTGAACGGGTCGATCTCCTTACGCGACCGCTTCGGCAACTCAATCACCTCGGCAGGGTTCTTGGTCAGCAGGCCTTCCCGGGTTGCCGCAGCCAGAATCGTCGATAACCTGGTGATTGCGTTGCGCTTCACATTTGCCGAGGTCCATTCGGTTTCTGTGATGACACGGCGGAGCAGGGTGGTAGTGATCAGATCGATACGGACCATGGCCAGGCGCGGCACCCAGTACAGATTCAGGGCGCTTTTGTAGTTGTTGTGCGTTCCCTGGGTGATTTCGCGGCTGTCCAGCCAGAGTTGAGCGTACTCACCGAAGGTCGGCTTACCGCCGACCGCGGCCTGTGAGCTGGGGAACAGCTCGGCGTACTTGTCCTGGTCAAGGAGGCCGAGCTTGGTGAGGCTTGTTACCTGATCGCGAAGGCTGGATGCAGCTTTGATGCCTTTCTGTGTCGGGGGATAGGGGAGCGTTTCGCATCGACGGACACCGTCCCATGTGAAACGAATGCGGAGGGAGTTGCGGAAGATCTCGACCCCTCTGGGTAGATCCATTGGCTTTCCAGCCATTCGTCGTATCTCCTTTTGCTGTAAATGATGCGGCCGCCATGTTTCATCCAGACGCCTTCAGGAATGATGCCGCGCAAGCGGCGGTGCTCAAGAGAGCGTTTGGTGCAGCCGAGTAGGTCGGCCATGCGTTGTTCGGTTACTTTGTCGATGTCACCGGTGCTTTCGATTTTCATGGGATGGTCTCCACGCCGCCGTTCCGGAATCATTGCATCAGCTCCTTCGGCACCTGGACGGTATCGCCGAGCTTGGTGAGGACGAGAGTTCGGCAGAAGGCGACTAATGCAGTTGGTCCGTAGAGCCAAATGCTGGCGCCGGCCGGCCCGGCGCTGTACCGGCAACAGCCGTCCTCCAGGTGCGGGTTGTGATGGGCGCTGCCGAGGTGCTTATCGAATAGCGGGCCGCCTTGGCCCCAGCAGGTAGACGGTTCCCAGCTGGTTAGAGAGGTAACGCATCTGCCGTCCTTGTACCAATATTCGTGCTTTAGACCTGTGGGCGTGTGTACGTACATTTCCTCTGCGATGGCCACCGCCCAGTCCAGCGCGGCGCCGATCAGGTTGGATACCCTCACTTCGATCAGCCAGGTCATGGCTGTACCTTGTGGCGGACCCATACGCAAACAGGGCCGTCCTCGGTGTCGTGGATCGAGAAGGTGAACCAGCCATCGCCGGTCGGCTTGCTTGGCTGCCAAGGCGTGCAGTCGTAATCGCCATCGTCCATCCAGGCTTCCATCATCCCTTCAGGCGCGTCGTTTTCCATTTCGACCACCCAGTAGTCCAGACCGTGCTCGCCGAACCAGCTGAACGGAAGCGCGCATTCGTCGCCGTCGTCCGGCCAGGCCGGGTGGGTCCAGAAGCCGTATTCATCGCGCTCAACCTGCAGCGGCTGAATCAGTTGCTTTTCTTCAGGCATGACTTCGTCCTTAGCCGCCATATCGCGGCAGTAAGTTGTACAAGTGGTTGGGTTCGGTACAAGAAAATCGGCCGGTGGTCCGATTCAGTTCTCAAGCTGCGATACCGAGATTGCGTCTCGCCTCGCTTTGGCTATGGTGAGAGTTCACCTGTGGCATACAACTAAAGTCGTAGGAGGTCGACATGAGGATTCGCGGTGAAGTGTTCTGGGGGTGGGCTGATCCAACGCTTCACCACCGTGCTCACGACGAAACCCTCAGCGATGGAACGCACATTGATGTTCAGGTGCGCCTGTCGCGAACGGGTAACACGCAGATGTTCATTGGGGTATATGCCGCCAGTGGCATGGCCCTTCATGAGGAGGCGTTCGATTCCCGTCCCGGAGAATCAATGACCAGAGCTTTGGCCTGGGGCGTGGGTCGGGCTCGCCGTATCGCCACGGATACCCAGCCGAAATTCGACAAGGTCGCCTGCTCGGGATAGGAGAGAGAAGTTGCAGTGGGTGGAGTGCAAATGTGCTCTTACGTGGCGGAGTCTTCCGTGCGCATGAAGGCTGCCATGTGCCCCATCTGCTCGACGATGAAGCGCTCTTCTTCAGCCGCTGCAACGCTGATCCTTTCTCGGCGCTTCTTGCAGAGTCGGCAATCGACCATGGCCCAGTCGCCTGACAGTTCTGAGGATGCCCCTAGCCATGTGCCGCAGGGGGCTTGCTCAATGTCTTCCAGGTCGGTGAATGGTGCGAAGTGCGTCTTCACGACTTCGCCCCTGGCTCTGCGGTGCGCTGGAACATGTTGACGTCATGCGCTCGCGGCAGAACCCCTGGCGCGTTCGGCTCTGCGCTGGCGGATAGGGCTTTGATCCGGTCAACGAGGTCGGCCGGGAGATCGAAATCCACACCAGACCAGTGACGCTTCGAGATATCAGTCAGCAGCGCATCCTGATCGGCCAGCTTGTCGCTCAGTTCCTCAATGGCGGCCAGGTTCTTGATGCCGTGGGTTCGTGAGTAGAAGCGGTCCAGCTTGGCGCTCAGGTCGTCGCGTTCATCCCGCATATGGCCCAGCTCTATGCGAAGAAGAGCGGCCTCACCGGCATCGGGCATCGGCCCCAGGCCAACAATCGGTAGCCCAGTAGCCTCCGCATCCCTCTCTGCCTCTTCTTTGGTCCACCAGAAGGCAGTACCAATCATCCAGGCTATAGGTTCGGGGTGGGGCTGCGGGGCTGGCTGGTCGCTGAGCTTGCGCAGATCGGCGGGCAGGCTGGCCCATGCTGCTGCAGCGATTGCGCCTGTGCCGTTGGCCAACAGGTCCTCGATGGCCGCTGCGGCCTGGCTGATCAGTTCGGTATTTCTGAATGGGGTTTCCGTTGACATGACGATTCCTTGGCCGCCATATCGCGGCAGTAATTGGCGAGGATAGGGATGGAACAATGTTGAGTAGACACCGACGACGCGATTGCGTAATTTCATCGCACCATTGGGCAAACAGGCCTTCACGTTTCGCCAGTTAAATTTTCTCTGACGGTAGAATTGCGAATGAATGAGTTGCTGCAACCTTTAGCGATTATTGCCCGCCGCATGACTAAACTTTCTTACGACTTCCGCAATGAGGTGCCTGGTCAGCCGGCTCCCGGAGAACCTCCAAGGCCTAGCCTGGGGGATGTTGAAAAGATATTTTCATCAATTTCTTCATTCCCGGAAAATTTCTCTGCGAGCGAACTCATTAATAAGTTTTATGAGATAGCCCAAGCGGGTGAGGCCGAAGCTCGACTTCTAATAGATACGGGTTATCAGCGCTTCGTCGACATAGGTATGGAGTTCATGGAGCTAGCTTCCACGCTGGGACGCAGAGCCGCCCAAGCCGAACTTGCGCTTATCCGAGATGAGCTACGCACAGTCATGTCCGACCTGCCATCCACAAAGCTGGAGTTACAAGGGGCTACGGAAGCTCTTGCATCGGTCAGATCGGCTCTGCAGGACGCTAAGGCTGAGCTTTATGAGCTTATGACTGAGCAGAGAGATCAACACCTGAAAGTCCGAGGCGACATCCAGAAGACTGAGCTAGATGTCGCAAGGCTCGATGAGTCTGTGCTGGTCGCTGGTCGAGACTTGAAGAATGACTTGGACGTTTTGCAAGAGCGCCAAAATGCACAGGCTGAAGTGCTTAAGATTCGAAATGATGAGATTGACGCACTTTTTGCAGATGTAGCCGCCAAGTCCGTTGCTCTCGACTATCACCGAAGCGCAGCTGCGGAAGAGGGTGTAGCTAACCGAACACGTTTCGCTGCTCTGGCGTTTATGACTGTCATGCTTATCGTGTTGGTGATTTCGGTTTATCAAACCCTTAACGCAGATCTCACCTGGCAGGCCGCGTTGAGCAGGATAATGTTCATCCTAGCATTCTCAATACCTGCCGCGTATCTAGCTAGGGAGTCGGCAAAACATCGAGCGCAGCAGTACTTGTACCATCAGACTGCCTTGGGCACTACGGCCTTGCCTGGATTCATCCGGACACTCTCACCGGAGAAACAAGAAGAAATCAAAGCTGCTATTGCTTCAAAAGTTTTTAGCCCTAGGGAAGCAATGAAAGGGTGCGCTGACCCATCGCCTGTCAATGTACATGAACTGCTGATCGAGTTGATCAAAAAGCTTGAGATGCCTGACAAAACGGCAAAGTGAGCAACGTTGGCGCAGTCCCATGAACGTGACGATTGGGTTGGAACGATAGAACACTGGCGCGCAGCGTTGAGACTCAGCGCGCGTTGTGTTTATCAATTACGCGCTGGCGTGCGGCCTCGTACTCGCTGCTGACGATCTCAACCAGGCCGTCGACATCGCCGTCAGCGGCTTTGTTGCCCAGGTTCAGGTACACGGTTACGCCGTAGGTAAGCTCACCCCGCCGCTGAGCCAGATGCCGCCACGCACGACGCCGATGGCCTCCCACATTTCGTCGCGGTCGATATCGTCCGGGCAATGTGCTTTCCAGAGTTCTTCCAGATGCTGGTGCTCAGCCTTCTCAGCCGCGCGTATCTCTTTGTCCGTAGCCTTGGCATGCTTGGGTGCCCGACGAAGCGAGCGGTAGCCGTATTCGTCGGGACGGCACCAATGCACATCAAGGTCGCGGCTGGCGCTGAGCTTGATGCCGCCGACGTAGTTGCGGGAGCCGCTGTACATCGGCGATGCATCGGCGCCGAAGGCCTGGCCCAGCTTTTCGCGCTGGGCATTCCAGGCCGCTTTCTTTTCGTCCCAGGCGCGCACGGCGGCCAGAACCTTTGGCGATTCAGTCTTGTAGAAATAGCTCATGGCTTTGTCCATGCATGCGCCGCCCTCCGTGGCCGGATGCGGCATGGTGGCAATTTGGATTGGAATGGGCTATTACAGGCGAGTAACGGTTCTTTTAGATCAGGGGCTATGGATGAATATTTTTCGAGGTCCGGTTTTTCGTCACATACCTGAAGAGCGCTATGCGGATCAGTTTGTAACTGGCGAGAGTATATGGGTCTCAACATTTCAGAGATGCCGCGAATACGAAGACAAAGAGCAGGGTGACGCGGGCGAGGGGACTATGTTGCATCACATAAAGCATGCTTCTAGTCGTGATCAGGGTTTCGAGTCAATTGCTAGGCAATACGGAATAGTTAGTTCCGGAGGCGGTACGATAACTATGACTAACACCACCGGCTTTCACGTCGTTGACGACGCCTATGTGGTGTGCTTCTCAATGGGCGTTTTCGGTGAGGACCTAATGAGTAAGTTCGGTCGTTACCCAGTCAAAGTTCTAGATATCGAGCTTTTCGCTCGATATCTAGAATTTGAAATGCGTAAGTACGTACCGACCGTGCGCTATGGTCTTGGGCTTGGACCTGTAACATACGCGGAAAGGTTCTACCAAGGATACGATAGCCCTCCAAGCGACATTCACTTTGTTAAGCCCGAGCATCCTTTTAAAATCCAGCGAGAATACAGGGTAGTCATAAAGTGTGAGCCTGGGCATAAATATCAACCGTTTGCGGTAAATGTCCCATTACCGCGAGGCTTGTGCGTCCCCATGTATCGTAAAGGCGTTTAGCTGAGAAGGCTCTCCGTACATGAGATCTACGCTGCTTTCTGCTGATTCCAGGCGCCGACAGCGGCAAAGATCTTGGCGGCCTCTGCCTCATCGAGCGTTGTGTCGGTAGGGATGGCGATCCAGCCGGCCGCCACCAGGTGATTAGGATTAGCTGTGGACCGTAGGTCTAAGTAGGTCGCCTCGATCACGTCGGTCAGGTGCTCGGCGCGGTAGTTGCCTTGCGGCGCAACCTCGATGGACTTGTTGTACCGCTCGCCGAACTCAGTCCGACAAAGCACGCTGAGGTAGATGGTCCACCGGTGTGGGATATCGCAGACGGCGTCGACGACCTGGCGCACGCGGATCTGCTTGAGGTTCTTCCAGTTTATCAGCACCTGCTGGCCGCTGGGGTCGATGTTCACCACGGCGGCGTGGTTGGCCGAGACCAAGGCCCGGCACGTCCGCTCCAGGCGTGCCCGCATGTTGTGGGGTTTGCGCTTGCTCATTGCCGCGTGCCTGTTTTGCTTGCCGCCCCGGCCTCGCAGGCATCGACAAAGCGCATCGCCGCCTTGTAGCTGTAGGCGAAGCCTTGCACGGCGCCGGTGGCGATCTCTACCACATCCCAGGTCTTCCCCTTGCCCGAGGCCTGGTAGCGCGGGGCCGGCTGACCGACCTTGGCGTGTGCCTCGATCCTGGCTGACTTGCTGCGCTCGAGCAGGGCTGCGAGCACGGCAATCTTCTGCTCGAAAGCAGGGTGCATTGCTGTCTGCATGGGGTGATCCTCGGGTGGGTCAGGCGTGGTATTCGAAGGCCTCGGCCTTGCGAACGATTCGAACTTGTGCGGTGCGGCGCTCCGGAGCGCGGCGGTCGCGGCGCATGGGATCGCTGTCGTCGATCACCGCATGCATGGCGATGAGGCCGGCGAGGGCGATGCAGAGCGGGCTGATGATCTGCTGGCGCATAGCCTTGGTGACCGCCTCGATGCGGCGGCCGGCTTCCAGCTTGAACAGTGCGGCCTCGATGCGGTTGGCCACAGTGCCCGGGCTGACCGCCATCTGGCGGGCGATTTCTTTGGTGGTGAGGCCTTGGGCCACCCACAGTATTGCTTCAAGCTCGCGGGGAGCCAGCGCCTTGCCGAGCTGGCCTATCCATGAGCCGCAGGTGATCGTGTCCATGATTTATCTCGGTGTGGCGCCGTCCAGGGCTTTGCGCAGCTCAAGGACAAGCGCGGTGGGTAGAGTGAGGGATCGGCTGTCTTCGTCGATGGAATCCAGCGCTGCAATCAAATTGCGTGAGGCGGCGAGCACGGCTTCAAGGCGAGGCTTCGGTATCGCCGGGCCTTTCATCGTTCCTGCCGTGACTTTCTTCTTGCCGCTGGCCTGAGCCTTTTCCAACTCGGCTCCAAGAACTTTGCCGGCACCGTCGCCATGCTCTCGAACCACCTGAGCCGCCGTCGTAGCTGACACATGGCCCGCTGCAACCAAGCTCTGCACATCGGTGTTTGCGTTGCCTACAGTGAGAACCTGCTCGACGTGTTGCCGCGTCTTGCCAACCTTCTTGGCGATCTGCTCGGGTGACCATCCGAAGGCCCGCAAGCGCTTGTAGCCCTCGGCCAGTTCAAGCGGGGAGAGCTTCTCGTTCTCCTGGCTAGAAATGATCCGCGCAACGCGGTCGGCATCGCTGCCTTCGAATGCGATGACGGGTACCCAAGCCTCAAGGATGTGCGGATTGTCCTTGTTGGGCGTGCGCGGGAGCCTGCCAGTTGTGTCGAGCTTGATCATGGCTCGACGACGGCGGTGGCCATCAACGATCCATACGCCGCCCTCTGCTCGTGGGCGAACCTCAAGGGGCGGGATCTGTCCGCCGTTGGCGATGAACTCGGCCAGGGCGTCGATACTTACCTCAAGCGCTTCGCCCTCGGTGCGGAGGTTGAAGCCTGGCTCTTCATGAAGGTCTTCCAACTGCACCTTCATCGCGTCGGCGCGGCGGACCTCGCCATCCTTGATCATTTGTTTGAATGACTTTGCCATTGCAATTCACTTCCGTTGGGACGGTGATTTCCCGTCTGGCCCTGTCGCCAAGGCCAGCCAGTGAAATCGAAGTGATCCAGGCGCCCATCGCTCTCTGGGCTACGCGCTTCCCCGCATTGGCATGCGCGCCACTTGGTTACCTGAACCCAGCTCACTGCATGAGGCAGCTGCTGCCCTCATGTGCCGCTGAGGGTGACGGGTATCGAATTGTGTAAAGAGCGGTGGCCGGTGAGGGCCTCTGCAGTCCCCCGTGAGTGACCGCGATGGATGCAGTTAACCATCGGTATATATTTTTCGTCAATACCGATGGTTAATTTATTTTGTATGGCCGTACGCTATGATCCGAATTACTGGATGCATATACAGTTAGAAAGGAGGTGTCATGGCCAAGCAGAACAAAACGGCGCCAACGCAGCAGCGCCAGGGAATGACCGCTCTAGAGCGGCTGGGCCTGAGGGTATCGAACATGATTAACCACCCGAAAGCGCAGGAGCAGCGCTGGGTGGCCATTCATCGCTTGGACACGGATGGTGACGCGGAGTGGGACGAGATTATGCGCATCCTGGGCGAGACGGATGGTCTGGAAGTCACCGAACTGGAAGAGGGTGGGGTGAAAATCGAGTGGGAAATGCAGAGCGATGAGGACCGCCAGGCTCCTATTGAGGAGCTCGAGGCCCTAGAGGTAGAAGCACCATTCTGAAAAGAAAGAGCCCGTTCTAGGCGGGCTCATTCAGGCTTTCTTGGCATTCCAGATCAACAGGACCTTCGCGTGGATTGTGACGTCCTCGATCCTGGCCTGCTGGTCCTTGTGCTTCGGGTTGTCCGAGATCAGCCAGAAGTGGTCCTCGTCGAAGAACTGCAGGCGCTTGATGTAGAGGTGGCCGTGCCAGGTCAGCACGTAGATGCCATCGCCCACGAACTCATTGACCCCGCGGTCAACGATCAGTGGGTCTTTGTCGTTGATCGTACCTTCCATGCTCTGGCCCCAGCCGAAAATCATGGCCAGCGCGGATTGGGAGGTGTAGGTGACGCCTTTCTCGTGCAGCACCGACTCTTTGACGATCACATTCCGCATGACCTCGGTGTAGTCGGGCGGGACCTGGCCGTGGCCCATTGAGGCCCGAATGTCGTACTGTGGGATGAAGATCTCGTCCTTCTTCACTTTCAGACCTGAGAAATCCGCAGATACGACATTGCTTGGGCGTTCTTCGACCAGGGAGTCTGCAACTGCGGCCGCGATCTTCTGCTGGGCGTCCTCGTCCAGCGTCTTGCCCGCGTGCTTTTTCAGCATCGCCATTACCTTTTCTGCTGCGCCTTTCTTGTGCTCCTGATCACCGGTCGGAAGCGAGCGCAGAGACCGAATCTCGTCCGCCAGCCGCGGGCTGAACTGTTCGACAGGAACCTCCAAAAGTCTGGCCAGCACCGCCGCGAACTTCGCATTTAGTGGGTTGAGACCCTTGAAATAGAGGTTTACCGCAGCTGGTGTGATGCCGGCCTCGTCCGCGATTTTCTTCTGACTGAGCTTCAGCTCGTTCTTGCGAGCGAGGAAAAGCGCGTGTGCCGCTTCGCATTCAGCCAGGCGGTCGGGAGGGAGGATTCGTTTCTTGGTCATGGCGCGAACATATACCAATGGTTAAAGAAAGGGGAGAAACCATCGGTATGGACAGATAATCAACCGATGGTTAATATCCGGGGTGTGAACAACCGAGGCCTGATCATGAGCGAGACCCCCCTCGACAAATTCGTTGCTGAAAAAGGGCAGTCCGAAGCGGCCAGGCTTCTGCGCGTCACGGCTCCTGCCATTCACAAAGCGCTTCTCGCAAAGCGAGATATCAGCGTCTTCGAACTTCCAGACGGTGGTTATTCAGCTGTCGAGCGGAGGCCTTTTCCATCCCAGCGATCTGCTGCCTGACGAAGAAGTTCGCCATCTGATGGTGGTGATTATGTGAGATCTGGCATTGCGCCAGTAGATGGCTGAAACACCTGCGAATCCATCCAGTACTGGAATCGCAGACGAAAAAAAACCGCCTGGCAGGGCGGCTTTCTCTACAACTTGACACGAGTTGAAGCATGACAAACATCGTCCCACTTGACAAGTCCAGGGGGTTTACCCGGATGGACAACCAGCTCATGGATGGCCTGCTGGCTATCGATCTCCCGGCCCGGGAGATTAAGATTGTGCTGTACGTGGCCAAGGCCACCATCAACTACGGTGCGGGCGCTCAACGCATCCCGGCGACCGACATCGCGAAAGCCATCCACGCTCACCCTGACACCGTGTCCAAGGCGGTTTCCAGCCTGCTGCGCCGTCGCGTGTTGTTCCGTGAGGGCGGTGCACGGGGCGATATCGGCGTGAATGACCCGAAAGACTGGGTCTACGTCATTGAGCCGAAACAGACCAAAACAGCCGACTCGGCTGAAGTGGTCCGAATCGGCGATGAGTCGAAACAGACCAAAACCGCCGACTCCCTTCTTTATTCTAAGAATCTAACCCCCTATGTATTTCTTCCTTCGGAAGAAAATACATGCCCCCCCAGTGATGAGCAGCCGGCTCCGGCCAAAGCTGACCGCAAAGCACCGTTCGGGAAGGCCGCCATGCTGGCTGAAAACCCTCACGGCCTGGATGAATCGCTGATCGCTGACTACCTGACTGTCCGCAAGGCTGCCAAGGCCCCAGTGACCGCCCGGATTTGGGCGGGGCTGAACGTCAAACTGGAGCAGTGCAAGGCCTTCGGCATCCAGCCAGCCCAAGCCCTGGAAGTCGCCGTCGAGAACGGATGGCGCGGCTTCGAGGTGGAGTGGGTAACCAAGCGCATCAGCACACAGTTGCCTGCCCAGACCAAACCGCACAGCCGTCACCACGGCTTCGACGACCGCGACTACACCGCCGGCCTGGCCGCTCGAGAGGACGGCACTTATGCGATCTGAATCGGTGATCACCATGTCCGAGGTGCGAAACGCCGCGGGTTTCCGCGTCCAGCCCGCGCACTGCGAGCATCACGGCGACTTCGAGCAACGTGTGACCATGCTGATGGGCCGCGAAATCGTTGGGCGCTGCCCTGTGTGCGAGAAAGCGGCCGTTGCCGAGCGCGAAGCCAAGCAGCTGGCGGAGGATACCCGCCTGAAACGTGAGGCGATGACCCGCAAGCTGGGTTCGGCGCTGATCCCCAAGCGCTTCGCCGACCGCACCTTGGCCAATTACCGCGTCGAACACGAAGGTCAGCGCAAGGCCCTGGCCTACTGCACTCGCTACGTGGCGGCTTTCTCGGAAATCGAGCGCACTGGGCGCTGCCTGATGCTGCTGGGCAAGGTCGGTACCGGCAAGACGCACCTGGGCGCGGGCATGGCCAACGAGCTGATGCGCAACACCTCGGCAACGGCCGTGTACCGGACGGTGGGCGCCGTCCTGCAATCCATCCGCGCCAGGTACGACCGTCACAGCGAACAGACCGAAGCCGACATCCTGTCCAGCCTGATCGAACCTTCGCTGCTAGTGCTGGACGAGGTCGGGGTGAGCAAGGAGCAGCCGAGCGAATTCGAGCTGACCACCCTGTTTTCGATCATCAACGGGCGCTACGAGCAAATGCGCCCCACGGTGGTGATTTCCAACCTGGAGGCCAGCCAGCTGCGCCACGCCATGGGCGAGCGGTGTTACGACCGCCTGCGTGAGGGCGGCGGGGTGGTGGTGCCTTTCGAGTGGGAATCTCACCGTGGCAAGGAGGAGTTCTGACCATGCGGCAAACCAAGCTGACCAAGGCCGCGCGCGGCCGGGAGTGCCAGGTGCGCATTCCGGGCGTGTGCAACGGCAATCCAGAGACCACCGTCCTGGCGCACTACCGGCTGGCCGGTACCTGCGGTGTCGGCAAGAAGCCGCACGACATACAGGGCGCCTGGTGCTGCAGTGCCTGTCATGACGCGTGCGACGGGCGCAGCAAAGCCGTGGATCGCGAGACTGCCCGCCAGTACCACGCTGAGGGCGTCATGCGCACCCAGGCGCTGCTGCTGAACGAGGGGGTGCTGATCGCATGAATGCTCTCGCCCTTCGCCCGTTCAAGGCCAAGCCGGCCCGCGCCAGGCCCGTCGACCGGGAAGGGCAGGAACAGGCCGCGCTGATGCAGGAGCTGCAGCTGCGCTACCCGCACGCCTACAAGCTGATCTACCACGTGCCGAACGGCGGGCACCGGGTCAAGGCCGTGGCCGCCAAGCTGAAGGGGCAGGGCGTGAAGGCCGGCGTGCCCGACCTGGTGCTGCCCATGGCGCGCGGCGGCTACTTCGGCCTGTACATCGAGTTCAAGGCCATGCCGCCGTTCGACGCGCCGGTATCGCCGAGCCAGGACGCCTACCTGCAAGCCCTGGCCGCCCAGGGCTACCTGGCCATCGTGTGCCGGGGCAATATCGACGCGGTCGAAGCCATCCGCGCCTACCTGCTGCTGCCTGCCACGGTGGCCGCATGAGTGCGACCCGGGAAGTGAAACTGAGCGAAGCGGAGGTGCGCCGGCAGGCCGCCGACAAGTCGGTGCGCGACCTGCGCGACCCGCGTCACCCCGGCCTGTACCTGCGTTTCTGGAGCAACCGCGAACGCGGCACCTGGCACCTGGTGCGCGGCAAGAAGTGGGTGCCGGTAGCGCGCTGGCCTGACCTGACCGTGGCGGCGGTGATCGCCGAATTGCCCGCGCTGCGCCAACGCCTGCTGCGCGACCCGTCCACCGCACCGGTGGCGTCGGGCATGGTCACCGTGGGCCAGCTGCTGGACTGGTACGGCGACCGCATGGCGCGTGACCGCTCGCTGTCGGCAAAGCGCAAGGCCGGCGCTCGGTCTGCCATTGCCCAGCACCTGAAGCCGCGCCTGGATGACCTGGCCATCGTCGATGTGAACGCCGACACGCTGGACAAGCACCTGATGTGGCCGTGCCAGGCCGAAGTGTCGCTGTCCTACCTGCGGCAGATGTTCGCGCTGCTGCTGACCGCCTTCCGCCAGGCCCTGCAGCTGGGGCTGATCGACCGCAACCCGATGGCCGGGATGCGCTTCAACGACTTCACCAAGGCCCGGATCCTGCCCAAGGCAGCCCGGCTGCGCGGCGTGCAACTGCCCGAGCTGGTGCAGCAGCTGGCCCAGGCCTTCGAGCAGCAGCCCGGCGACGCCATGCTGGCCCTGATGATGCTGGCCCACGGCACCCGCATCGGCGAGACCCGCATGGCGCGCTGGAGCGAGATCTCCCTGGCCGCTGCCGAGTGGTTCATCCCGGCGGCCAACACCAAGACCCGTACCGAGCACCGACTGCCACTGACCGCCCAGGTGGCGTCGCTGCTGACCCGGTACCGGACGATCCAGCAGGCCCGGGGCTATGAGGGCGTGTACCTGTTCCCGAACCGCCGCGGGCTGCCGCTGAGCGAAACCCAGGCGAGCATGGTGTTCACCCGCCTGGGGCAGGGCGAGTGGAGCAGCCACGACCTGCGCAAGGTGTCCCGCACCACCTGGACCGACATCGGTATCGACGGCCACATCGGCGAGATGCTGCTGAACCACACGCTGGGGAAGATCGCCAGCACCTACATCCACACCCAGGCCATGCAGCAACGCCGGGCCGCCCTGGAGAAGTGGCACGCCTGGTTAGACGGCATCGGCTTCGGTGCCATTCACGGCCTTACCAAGGCCTTATCCGGAATTTCACAGAATTCGGCCCAGCCAGCGGAACACAAGGCGTCCAGCGACCTTGCCGAATTTGTAATTAGCGAGGATTCAAAATGCTGAAAAGGAGCCACGGCCCGGCCTTCAAAAAGGCTGTGATCGAGCTGGCTCAGTGCCCTTTGTGCCGTGGGAGAGCGGTCACTCAGGGTGTGTTTCACGAGCTGCCATGCGACCACTGCAACGCCTCGGGCTGGGTAGCGGCTGCAACTGGCGAGGCCTTGGCCCTGGATGAGCTGGTGACCCAGCTCAGCATGAGGCTCCAGGTCGCGACACGGCAGATCGAGCAGTTGAAGAAGCCACGGGCGATTGGCCCGGAGGCGGTGTATCAGGAAGGCAACCGGCTGGGCGCCGGTGGCAGCAACTACACGGGTGATTGAGGGGGAAGGACATGATCTACAACAGCGTATCGGGTGCAGTGGTGGCCGCTCTGGCGGCTGGGGAGAAAGGCGCCGCGAAGGGGCAGGCCTGGCAGAAACTCTACAAGGCGGCAGAGGAGGAAGGTGGTTGCCTGGCTTCGCTCGGCGGGCAGTCGGGAGGTTTTGATCGGGCCCAGGTGGACTACTGGCTATCCGCTCGGCTGCATCATCTGTTGGTCCCCCGGCACTGGCAGGCGCTGAACGCCAAGTACGCCACCAACAAGGGCAAGAAACTGCAGGGCATCTCGGCCATTGCGCCACTGATCGCCAGCCCAGCACCGCAGCTGTTCATCTACAAGGCGGTCACGGCTTGGGCTGTGCCGAAGTTGAAAGGAGCCCGCCGGAAAGGGCCGCGCTCCGTATCGGTGGACATTCCGCTGGATGCCCCAGAGTGGCGTCGTAACAACCTGGTCGATGCTGCGCTGGCAGCTGGTCAGGCTGAGCGGAAGAAAGCGGAGGCGCTTGCCGAAGATCTGATCGTCCTGCCTGACAGCTTCTACGACATGAACACCTGGGATCTGGACGGCACACCGGAGCCAACCCGCTATCGGTGGCGGTCCGGGATCAAGGAGAAACTGGATGGCATGGTTGATGACGCGCTGATCGAAGTGCGGGCGATTCTGGAGGCCGAGGGATTGCTCATCAAAGAAGCAGCGTAATTGCCTGTTGACATCGGTGAGAGAGTGAGAGAAATTATCGCCATCCTGTCATTCCTGCGCGTGTTGAGGAGTGATCGCAAAAGCCCGGCCATCTGTGTCGGGCTTTTTGCTTTTTCTTTCTGGTGAAATGTAGGATGGCACCTTGCCTCTAATTGCATCAGGAAGAAAAAATGCGCCGCGATATGGAGCTGGTACGGGACATCTTAGAAAGAATCGAAGGGCTTAATGGGTCATCCAACATCTACCCGATGTACCCTGAGTATTTCGATACGTATAAAGTTGTGAAGGGCACCGAAGAGAAGGGAGATCTGATGTTTAGGCACTTCGCTTTGCTCGTTGACAGTGGCTTTGTGGACGGCGAGTCCAAAACTGGCAATGTGCACGGATTGACCTGGGCAGGTCACAACCTGATAGATCAGCTGCGATAGCCCCGACACAGACTAATTTGAAGCCCGCCTTGAGCGGGCTTTTTCATTTTCCACTCCCCGCAACGGGAGGAAACGAGATGCCAAACATGCCCGAGAAGGATCCTGGCCTGTGGGCCGCTGTGCTCGCATGGGTGCTGGCTCACCAGCCTCAGCTGTACACCGGTGGGATGGCTGCCGCCGTGGCTATGTGTCGTGTCATCTACGGCGGAGGCCGCGGTCGTAAGATCGCCCTCGAGGGCACGATCTGCGGGCTGATCGCCATCAGTCTGCTGCCAGTGCTGGAGTACTTCGCGCTTCCTCCCAACCTTTCTGTCTTCGCCGGTTGCCTGGTTGGATTCATTGGCGTGGAGAAGCTGCGTGAGTACTCCGACCGGTTCATGAGCAAGAAGGTGGAAGGCTGATGGCCAGGCTCAAGACGCTCGGCTCTCGCATCAAGGAGAGCGCTGGTAGTCGGGTCAAGGTGGTGAGCCCTGGCAGCTGGCGGAGCGGAATGACCAGCTCTCAGCGCGGCTACGACTACCGATGGCAGAAGGCGCGAGAGCAGTACCTGCGCGATAACCCGCTGTGCGTCTACTGCGCTCGGCAAGGCCGAACAACTGCTGCCAACATCGTTGACCACATCGTTGCGCATCGCGGCGACCAGGATCTGTTCTGGAATCAGGCGAACTGGCAGTCGCTGTGCAAGCCCTGCCACGACTCGGTCAAGCAAGCCGAGGAGGCTGCTGGCCTGATGGGCTGACCGTCAGCGGAATGGCGCGCGGTCGCCCGATGCACCTTCGAGGCACGTCAGTGGCGTGCCGCGATGGTGGGGGGAGGTCAAAATATAGCGATTCGCATCTAGCTAGACCGCCTCCGACCCCACGTACACATTTTTTCCCGTTTCAGGAAAAGTTAACCATGGCTTTAACCGACAAGAAGCGGCGGTTTGTTGACGCTTTGCTGTCGGGGGCCACAAATCGCGAAGCAGCGATCGCTGCTGGATATTCAGAGAAAACCGCGTCACAAGCGGGCTCCAAGCTGGCCAAGGATGAGGATGTGCTGACCGAAGTCGGTCGTCGCCTCAAGCAGAAACAGGCTACCAGCTCTGAGGTTAAACCTGGGCGAAAGGTTAAAGGTGAGGATGTCGCGGAGGCGGAGCAGGCCGAGGTCGCGCTCACCCACACAGATGACCCGCGTGTGTTCCTTACCGAGCTCATGAACGCAAATGGGGCGGATATGCGCATGCGCTTGGAGGCAGCCAAAACGCTGATGCCGTACGCGCACGGCAAGGTCGCTGATCAGGGCAAGAAAGAGCAGAAGGCCGAAGCCGCCAAAGAAGCAGGCAAAGGCAAGTACTCACAGGGCAAGCCGCCCCCCGGCAAGCCGTCCCTCAGTATGGTCAAGGGGTAAGTCATGCAATGGACTACTGCCTGCCCGGACTGGTGGCGGCTATTGGCTGCCGGGGAGTCAATCATCCCGGAGCCACTGTTTCCGGATGAAGCGGAAGCCAGCCTTGAGGTGTTCAAGGGGCTGAAGATTGTCGACGCACCTGGCAGCCCCACGATTGAGGCGTCATGTGCGCCCTGGGTGTTGGCCTTCGCCGGCGCGGTGTTCGGGAGCTACAACAGCGAAACCGGCGAGCGCCTGATCCGGGAAGTGATGTTGTGCATCCCGAAGAAGAACAGTAAATCGACGATCGCCGCCGGCATCATGCTGACCGCGCTGATCCGAAACTGGCGACTCTCAGCAGAGTTCATCATCCTGGCCCCGACCAAGGAAATCGCCGACAACTCGTTCATCCCGGCCAAGGACATGGTCAACAACGATGAGGAGCTGAAAGCCCTGCTGCATGTGCAGCCGCATCTGCGGCTGATCACCCATCGCGAGACGGGAGCCACGTTGAAGGTGGTGGCGGCGGACAGCGATGTGGTTGGCGGCAAGAAAGCCGTCGGCGTGCTCATCGATGAAGCCTGGCTGTTCGGCAAGAATCCCAAGGCTGCGGACATGATCCGCGAGGCCACGGGCGGTCTGCTGTCTCGTCCGGAAGGCTTCATCATCTGGCTGACCACGCAATCGAACGAACCGCCGGCTGGCGTGTTCAGGTCGAAGCTGAACTATGCCCGCGGCGTACGGGATGGTCGCATCGACGACAACCGCTTCCTCCCGATCATCTACGAGTTCTCACAGGAGATGATCAAGAGCGGTGAGGCCCGGAAGCCTGAAAACTTCCACCTGGTCAACCCGAACATCAACTACTCCGTTGACCGGCCCACGCTGGAGCGCCTGCACATGCAGGCCGAGATCGATGGCGAGGCGGAGATGCGCGGCTTCCTGGCCAAGCACCTCAACATCGAGATCGGTCTTGCTCTGATGTCCGACAGCTGGGTCGGTGCCGCTTTCTGGGAGCCCCAGGCCAAGGAAGGCATGACGCTGGACGACTTGCTCGAGCAGTGCGAGGTGATAGTGGCTGGTGTCGACGGCGGCGGTCTGGACGACTTGCTCGGACTCGCGGTGATTGGCCGGGTTCGAGAATCCCGCACCTGGTTGCACTGGGCGCACGCTTGGGCTCACCCCTCGGTACTTGAACGCCGCAAGTCAGAAGCTCCCAGGCTCAGAGACTTGGAGGCGACCGGTGACTTGACCATCGTCGAGAAGATCGGCGACGACGTTGATCAGCTGGCGGCCATCGTTTCGCGGATCAACCAGGCGGGATTACTCGACAAGGTCGGACTTGACCCCGCCGGCATCGGTGCCGTGCTGGATGCGCTGGCTGATGTCGAGATAGATGAAGAGCAGGTGGTCGGCATCTCGCAGGGTTGGAAGCTCACCGGCGCGATCAAGACGACCGAGCGCCGGCTCGCAGAGGGCTCGTTCATCCACTGTGGACAGCCGCTCATGGCCTGGTCGTGCGGCAACGCCAAAGGTGTGCCCTCGGCCAACGCCTTCCTGATCACTAAGCAAGCATCGGGAACCGCAAAAATTGACCCGCTCATGGCGACCTTCAACGCCGTGTCGCTGATGGCCCTCAATCCCGAGGCCCGCGGCGGTCTCGACGACTACCTCAACCACGGCTTTTTCGGATTAGTAGGCTGACCATGGCATTCAAATGGTACAACCCCTCGACCTGGGGATTCTTCGGCTACACCGATCCGACCACGGGCGACTACGTCGAGGTTGACCTTGAGGTCGGCGGCAAGCGCACCAAGGCGGGGGTGCGCGTCACCGCCAAGACTGCACTTTCCGTCAGCATGATTTGGTCCTGCGTCAAGATCCTCTCCGAGTCGCTGAGCGGCCTGCCGTTCAAACTATATGAAGACACCGGCGGCAAGCGCGCAATGGTCGGGAGCACTGACCGATACGCGAAGCTGCTGCGCAAGCCCAACCCCTACATGACGATGCTGAACTTTCTCAAGTTCGTGGTCGTGAACATGGCGCTGCGCGGCAATGCCTTCGCCCTGATCGAGCGCAACAGAAACGGCGACGTTGTTGGCCTGGTTCCTCTGGATGGCAAGACGGTCACCATCGACACGGACGAGGACCTGCTCTATCTGGTCACCCCCAGCGAGGGGAAGCCGTTCCCCGTATCACCGGAGAACATGCTGCACTTCAAGCTGTTCAGTCTGGACGGCATCGTCGGTCTTTCGCCTATTGAGCACCAGGCCGAAACCATGGGGCTGGCCAAGGCCGGCCAGCAGTGGTCAGCGCGCTTCATGCGCAAGGGCGGCTTCACCGGCGGCTATGTCATCTACGAACAGTTCCTCACCAAGGCCCAGCAGGCCCAGGTGATGGAGAAATTCCCCGATGTGCGCAAGGCCGACGCCGACGATATCGGCAAGATGGCCATTCTGCAGGGCAACCCCAAGATCGTGCCGGCGGGCATCACCCAGAAGGATGCGCAGTTCATCGAGTCGCAGCAATTCCAGGAAGAAGCCCTGGCGGGCATCTACGGTGTGCCGCTGTGGCTGGCCAATCGCGCCGGCAAGACCTCCATCATGGGCTCCAACCTCGAGCAGCAGCTCACGGGCTACATCACCTTCGGCCTCAAGCCCTTCATCGATGCGGTGGAGGACGAATTCAACGACAAGATTTTCACGGCCTATTCGCGGTTCGCAGAGTTCGCCGTCGAGGGGCTGCTGCGGGCCGATAGTGCTGGAAGGGCCACGTACTACGGCAGCGCACTGGGCGGCTCCGGCGGTTCTGGCTGGATGAGCATTAACGAAGTCCGCGCCAAGGAAAACCTGCCTCCCCTGGAAGGCGACGAATACAACCGGGTCACCCGGTGGGAGATGCAAACCAATGGCGAACCTTGAAGTCCCGTTCGAACTCAAGGCCGTAGACGAAGCCGGCAACTTCGAAGGCTACGCCGCGGTGTTCAACAACGTCGACCTGGGCGACGACGTAATCATGCCCGGTGCCTTTACCCGGGTGAAGGCCACCCGCAACGGCAAATTGAAGCTGGCCCTGTACCACGACCTGACCCGTCTGGTGGGGGCCGCCGACTACACCCAAGACGACCACGGCCTGCTGCTGAAGGGCCAGGTCAACCTCAATGTCAGCTACGCCCGCGACGCCTACGAGCTCATGAAGGCCGACATCCTCGACAGCATGTCGATCGGCTTCAACACCATCAAGGCAGATTTCGAGGACCGCGCCGGCCGGCGCGTGCGCCTCATCAAGGAGGCCGAACTCTGGGAGGCGTCCTTCGTACCGTTCGGCATGAACCCGGAGGCCCAGGTTCTCAGCGTCAAGTCGGACATCAGGCTTTTCGAGAAGGCCCTGCGCGAACGCATGGGCCTCTCGCAGAAGGAAGCGGCGGCAGTCGCTTCGCTCGGCTACACCGCGCTACGCCGTGATGGCGGGAGCGAGGCCACGGCGATCGTGGATGAGCTGAAAGATATTTCCACCCTGTTCACCCACCATTTTGGAGTAGCACCATGAGCGAAGTAAAAGAACTGAAGGACTCCCTGGAGCTCCAGCTGAAGAAAGGTTTCGACGGCCTACAGACCAAGTACGATCAAGCCATGAGCGAGATCGAGAAGGGCAGCCAGGTCGCCGGTGATCTCAAGAAGCAGATCGAAGACCAGAAGGGCGAGCTGCAGAAGGTCATCGACCAGGTGGTCGATCTGGAGCAGAAAGGCGTCAAGTTGCGTGGCCAGCCAGGCGAGGGCAAGAGCTTTATCGACCTCATCCAGGGCGATGAAGGCTACAAGTCGCTGAAGAAAGGCGGGGCTCTGGCTGAACTCGATGTGACCAAGTCCGACATGGCCAGCATGAAGGAAATGAAGGTCACCAGCGCCGGCATCGTCGTTCCGCAGTATGACCCGGTAATTCAACCCGGCATCCGTCAGGAGCTGCGCATCCGTGATCTGCTGACCGCTGTGCCCGTAGCGGGGCAGAACTACACCTACTTCCGCGAGAACCTGCACACCCGCGGCGCCGCGCCGGTCGCCGAGGGCGGGCTGAAACCAACCAGCAACGTGACCTTCACCACCGAGACCGATCGCGTGAAGAAGATCGCGGTCTGGATGCCGGTCACCGATGAAGCGCTGGACGACGTCCCGCAGCTGTTCGCATATCTCCAGCAGCTGCTGCGCTACGACCTCAAGCTCGAGGAGGAGGCTCAGATCCTCAAGGGCGACGGTACCGGTGAGAACCTCAATGGCCTGATGACCCAGGCCACCAACTACAACACTGCCCTCAGCAAGGCCAGTGACACCGCCATCGACCTGGTCCGCCGATCCATATATCAGGTGCGCAAGCAGTCGCAGATGTCGGCTGATGGCGTGGTGATGACCGAACTGGACTGGATGAATATCGAGCTGCAGAAGGACGGCGAGAACCGTTACCTGTTCGCTAACCTGCAAGGTCTGGTCACTCCAATCCTCTGGGGTCGCCCCGTGATCACCTCGGACAGCATGGACGAGGGCGACGGCACCAACGGTGGCGAGTTCCTGACCGCCAACTTCGCCCGTTCCACCACGCTGTTCGACCGCATGTCGTTCCTGTTCAAGATGGGCTTGATCAACGATCAGTTCATCAAGAACGAACGTGCTCTGCTGGTCGAGGAGCGCCTGGGCCTTGGCGTGCGCCGTAAGGAAGCCTTGGTGAAAGGGCGCTTCCCGACCGCCTAACCCCACCGAAGGCCGGCATATCGCCGGCCTCTTCATTTCTGGAGGCAGCATGAAAATCAAGATTCTGTGGGGCTTCGTCGGCAACGGGGCGCTGTTGGGCGGAACTTCGAACAAGGTCAAGGCCGGTGAAACCTTCGATGAGGCTGATGACGAATACGCTCACGCCTTGATCGGCAAGGGGTTAGCCGAAGAAGTCGATGGCGACGGTAAGGCGAAGGCGGTGAAACCTAAGGAAACCAAGCCTACCGCGCCGAAAGAGAGCAAGTGATGATCGACCTGGCCACCGTGAAGATGCACCTGCGGGTCGACGGCGACGAGGAAGACGCCTTGATCAGCGGCTACGTCGCAGCGGCCAAGGCCCATGTCGAGCAGCACTGCGACCGAAAGCTGGTCGAGACCGACCCAGTTGAGCCCGAGGAGATGGGGCTGACCGGCGATGTCGAGCAGGCGGTCCTGCTGCTGGTAGGCCACTGGTACGCCAACCGCGAGGCCGTTGCCGTGGGCACCATCGCCACGGCCATGCCGCTGGCCGTTGAAAGGCTGCTCTGGTACAGGAAGCGATTCTGATGAAAGCCGGACCCATGCGTCACCGCTGTCGGATCTTCAAGCCCCACCGCGAGCAGAACCGCTCCGGCGGCGCCACTGAAACCTGGCTGGAGGTGGGTGAGGTTTGGGCTGAGGTCACCACTCCGACCGGCAGGGTTTCGCCCGTCGCTGAGCAGTTGCAGGCGGTGATCAGCGCCGAGATCCGCATCCGGCCGCGCTCGGACATCGTCGCTGGCTGGCGACTGACCGAGAAACGCACGGGCATGACTTATCGGGTCGAGGCGCCGTTGCTCAACAACGAACGGGACATGCTGCGGCTGCTGTGCTCCAGCGTCCCCAATCCATGAGGTGAACCATGAAAATTCAAGCACTGGGGCCACTGACCGGCGCCTCTGGCGAGCGCGAGAAGGGCGAGACCTTCGTCGTCGAAAAGGCCTATGGCGAAGGGCTGATTGCCCGCGGCTACGCCGTGGAAATCAAGGACGAAACCACCCCCGACAAGCCAGCGAAGGCCGCCCAGGTCAAGGAGTAGGCCATGGCGCGCCGGTCCAGTATCCGTGGCGATATCCGGCTGCGCCGGACGCTGCGCAACATACACAAGACGATGGACAACGAACTGCAGCCGGCCATGGCCAAGGCGGCGGCGCGCGTGCTGGCCACTCAGCAGCAGCTGATCCCGAAGGACACTGGCGCTGCGTCGGCGGCACTGCGGGTCTACGTCGCCCCCAGCGGCCTGGATGCCCAGGTCGGTATCAGGGGCAAGCGGGACAACCGGCGATTCTTCTACCTGCGGTTCCTCGAATATGGCACCAAGGGATATTCCGGCAGCATGTACCAGCGAGCTGACCGCAACGCGGTTGGCGGTGTGCACACCAACAACCGAGACAAGTCGAAGCTGAAAGGGCGCCGCAATGCGTTCCGTCAGCGTGATACCAAGAACAAGTCGGATGGGCAGCACTTCTTCGGCAAGTACCCGGACATACCCGCCAGGCCGGCTCATCCGTGGCTGCGGCCGTCGCTGGACGTCAACCGCGAATACGTGATGGCCGACCTTCAGGAAGCTGTCCGGCGCACGCTGCGTAAGGCGAGCCAGGGGGTAGGGAATGGCTGATCCATCGCTGGCCCTGCAGGAGGCGATCTTTGCCAGGCTTCAAGCCGAGGTCAGCTGCCCGATCTACGACGGTGCGCCGCTGAATGCGGCGATGCCGTACGTGTCGATCGACCGAGAGGTCTCGGTCAACAGTAGCCCGATCTCTGGCCGAAAACGCGAAACGCGCCTGCTGTACCTGTCTGTCTGGTCTGATGCCGTGGGCCAGGCCGAGGTCAAGCGTATCAACGGCGAGGTTATCGCCGCCCTGGACGAGCGCCGCCTACCGCTGGAGGTGGGCCGCGCTGTTTCCGTCCGGGTCGAGCAGGCCGATGCCCAGCGCGACGCCGACGGCATAACTTACCAGGGTTCGATCACAATCCGCGTGATCACCACCCACTGAATCATCCACCGGCCGCGCCGCGGCTTTTATCCAATGTGCCTTTGGAGGAACCCTCATGGCCGACGACAACCTCAACACAGCCGCCGGCTGCCGCTTCTTCATCGGCGGCAAGACCGGCGCGGACACCGAAGCCGAGTACAAGGCCGACACCTACGTCGAAGTTGGCGAGATCGAGGACCTGGGCGAGTTCGGTGACACCTTCAGCAGCGTGAACTTCACCTCGCTCAAGGATGGCCGGGTGCGCAAGTACAAGGGAACCGCAGATGCCGGCGACCTGACCGTCACCGTTGGCCTCGACAACGGCGATGCAGGCCAGAACGCGGTCAAGACTGCCCACAAGGACCGCAGCAAGGGCGATTACAACATCAAGATCACCCTCAACGACGGCGACCCGGATGCTACCCCGGTGATCAACCCGACTACGTTCTACTTCCGCGGGAAGGTGATGAACAACACCGTGGCGCCTGGCGCAGCCGACAACGTGGTTCGCCGCAACATCTCGATCGGCATCAACTCCGACATCCTCGAGCTGCTGCCGGCACCGGTCACCCCATAACACCCGGGGCTTCGGCCCCGGCAACACAGGACCTGATCCATGAACAATACGTTGCACGGTACCGTCACCGTGAAGCTGGGTGACGAGGAATTCACGCTGCAGCCCACCCTCAAGGCCGTTCGCGCAATCGAGAACCGCTTTGGAGGTCTGCGCGGCGCCTCTCAGACGATTAACGCCCTGAGTGTGGAGGGTTGCGCGATCATCCTAGCCGCCGGTGCTGGCCTGGAAGGCAAGGCTGCCGAAGATGTGACCGAGAAGGTCTGGCAGGCGGGCGTGCTCGAAGTATCAACGCAGCTCAACGCCTACATCGTCGCGCTCTATAACCCTCGCGGCGTCGACAAGGGAAAGGATCAAGCCGGGGCGGCGTGAGCGCCGTTGAAGACGGAAGTTACGTCGACCGGCTGTTCTCGATCGCTACAGGCTGGTTGGGGTGGTCACCCGATACCGCTTGGCGTACCCCACTGCCCGAGCTGTTCATGGCGATGGATGCCAGGATTGAGTGGGTGCAGATGACAAATCCCTTTGGCTCCGGCAAGGCGGGGCAGCAGCAGGAGAAGCCGAAACCTACTACGGTGGCGGAGAAGCTGCGGCAGGCGCTAACGGGCAGAAGGGCTGCTTGAGTTGAGCTCGGGAGTTATCCTATACCCCGATTTGTTTTGGGGATGGATCCATGCAGCTACTTATCCTATTGGCGCTTCTAGTAATCATTGTCCTGATAGCTCCCTGGATGTTGGAGGTAATTGCGACTGTCGTAGTCGCCGGAGGAGCGGCTTTTGTTGTCTTCTGTCTCGGAGCTGCCCTCGTTCTTGGTATTGCAGCGCTTGTGCTGCGATACCTGGGCGACCCGGTAAAGCAACAAGAGCGCCTCGAAAAGAGAGCTAGGAAAGTTGCCGATGCCGCGAACCGGGCCAATAGAAGGCCCGATTGATACCCGTATTCATTTTTCTTGAGCCCGGCGATGCCGGGCTTTTTATTGCCTGGAGATCGGCATGGCAGATTCAGACATCCAGGGGATGCTGGTCCGTATTGAAGCGACCACTGCTCAGCTTCGCTCTGAAATCGCAAGAGCTGAGTCCACTGTTGCTCAAGGTGCCACGGCGATAGACCGCGGCCTTGCTCAAATTGACGAGAGCTTTGATCGGGCAGGGGAAAGCGCTCAGAGCGCCGGCGCCCTGATCAAGAATGCTCTAGCCGTGGCAGTGGGCGCTGCCTCGGTCCGTTCCATTATCGATGTCGCCGACTCCTACTCACAGATGTCGGATCGAATGGGGCTGGCGACCTCCAGCGTCAATGAATACAACCTGGTGCAGGACAGGTTGCTAGACACGGCCAAACGCACTTATCGCCCCCTGAGTGAAGCCCAGGAACTGTACATCCGGACGGCAGACAGCCTGAAGTCCATGGGGTACAACACCAGCGAAGCGCTGGATGTGATGGACAGTTTCAGTTTCCTGCTTGTTACCAACTCTGCCAGTACTGACAAAGCAGCCTCTGCTATTGATGCATATTCCAAAGCGCTGCAGACTGGTAAGGTCGAGGCTGATGGTTGGCAGTCGATTCTGGCGGCAATGCCAACCATCGTAGACACCCTAGCAAAAGCGACCGGTAAGAGCGCTGAGGAGATCCGCTCTCTCGGGGCAGACGGCAAGCTCAGTCTAGATATCCTCACCGAAGGCTTGCAGAAGTCGGCACAGGCAAACGGTGAACTGGCTGACAGCATGGGTGTAGCGGTACGTGATGCACTGCAGAATCTCAGCAACGCCTTCTCTGTTTATATAGGTCGCTTGAACGAGACCACTGATGGAACTGGGATTTTAGCTCAGGGTATCAGCGTCATCGGGGACAACTTCGAATCGCTGGCGAATATCGCTGGTGTTGTCGCTGTGGGTGCACTTGCGGGCTACGCTCGGAGCCTTGCCGGTAGTGCCGCAGCTTCACTTGCAGCGACCAAAAGTGCTATCTCGGACGCCATCGCACGGAAGGCCCAGGCGACTGCTGTTTTGCTTGCCGCGCAGGCTGAGCAGCAGAAGGCTCAAACAGCAGTCTTTCTGGCCGAAAAAGAGGCCGTTGCTGCGCGTGGGACTGCTGTACAGACCCAGATGTCGCTGCAACTCGCTGAGGCGAGGATGCTTGAAACGCGAGCAACGAACGCAGTTGCGGCGGCCCAAGCAACTGTTAGTCGCGCCTCTCTGGGGGTCATGGGGGTTCTTGGAGGGCCCGCTGGTATAGCAGCCCTTGCAATCGGTGCCGCAACTGCCTTCCTCACTCTGCGTGACAACACCAGCGTCCTTGAGGAAAAGCTGGGTGATCTCAACGACCCAATTGACAAGCTGGTTGACCGTTTCAACAAACTAAACCGTGCCACCCAGTCCGTTACCCTGCGCGAGCTGAAAGCTTCGATCGAGGATGCAGAGAGTGAGCTGTCAACTGCCGCCGGATCGATCGCATTCGAGTTCCAGAGCAGCCTCACCAATGCAGGATTGGCGGGCGCGTCAGGGTTCATGGGCGGCATCGCGCCGCTGCCGGCCGAGTTCCAGGCGGCGATGGACATCGTGAAGAAAGCCTCGGCCGATCAGGCTGCCGGAATGGCTGTCGACTGGAAGGAGGTCGCTGATCGTATCAGGGAAGTTCCAGGCGTCACCGCAGAAATGGCCGATGCCCTGGAGGAAAGCGGCGGTGCGGCGACCGAGAAAGCAGAAGCAATCAATCGTCTCAAGCAGGCCATGGCTGAGCTGACGGGTGAGACTGATGCGAATACGAAGGCTGAAAGGCAGAACGCAGCGGCTCGGGCAGCAACAGCCCAGGAAACCCAGAAGTATCTCGATCAGCAACTGAAGCAGCTGGCCTCGGCGCAGGACAAGACCAACACTGATGCGGCGAAGCGCTACATCGCAGAGAGGGTTGACCTAACTGAAAGCGAGAAGGCAGCAATCCTTTCGGTTGCAGCGGCCAGGGACGCACAGAAGAAAGCTGACGACGATGCCACCAAGGCACGCCGAAAGGGCGCATCCGAAGCCGAGCAGTCCGCCAAAAAACAGCTAAAGGACTTCGAGTCCACCGAGGAAGGCTACAAGCGGCAAATTCAGCTGATCAACACTACCGGCGATAAGCAGAAGGATGCCACCGAGGTCGCCAAGCTGTCGTTCGAGCTGCAGGAAGGTAAGCTTGGCAACCTGTCGAAGGCCCAGCAAAAACACCTGCTGGAGCTGGCCGCCGAGCTCGATTCGCTCAACAAGATCAAGAAGGCCAACGAGGACGCCCTGAAACTCAGTGCGTTCAAGGCGGCTCAAGCCACCGGTACTCAGACCGCGGTCAATGGCTACGACCAGGACCTTGCCGGGATCGGTAGAGGTGACAAAGCGCGCGATCGCATGCGGGCGGAGCTGGCGCTACGCCAGAAGTACGTGGAAGACCTCAACTCCCTGAACGAGCAGCGCAACACCGGGCAGATCAGCCCGGAGCTCTACCAGCAGGAAACACAGGTCCTCGCCGACGAGCTCAACAAGCGTCTCGCGGCCCAGCAGAACTATTTCCAGCGGGTCGATGAGGCGCAGTCGAGCTGGTCGAGCGGTGCCACAGCAGCCCTGGAAAACTATCTCGACAGCGCCGCCGATGTAGCCGGCCAGACGCAGGAGCTGTTCACCAATGCGTTCAGCAACCTCGAAGACGGCATCGTCCAGTTCATCAAGACCGGCAAGGCGTCGTTCAAGGACTTCGCGGACGCGATCATTGAGGACCTGATTCGCATCCAGGTGCGTCAGGCGGCCGCCGGCTTCCTCAGTTCGGCGTTCGGCTTCCTGGGCGGCGGTGGGGCGGCGCTGGGGAAGGGCACCATGACCGGATTCAGCGAAGGTTCGTTCGTCGCGAATGCAAAGGGCGGGGTCTACGACTCGCCCAGCCTGTCTGCCTTCTCCGGCGGGGTGTACGACAGCCCGCAGATGTTCGCCTTTGCCAAGGGCGCGGGGATCTTCGCCGAGGCCGGTCCCGAAGCAATTCTGCCGCTTCACCGGGGGCCGGATGGCTCCCTTGGCGTCATGGCTGCCGGCGCCGGTGGAGGTGGCGGAGAATCCTCGATTACCTTTGGCGGCATCACCCAGCACATCCAGGTGTCAGGGCAGGCCAACGCTGCCACCCTGGCCGATGTCCGGCGTGCCGCCGAGCAGGGGGCGCGGGATGGCTATGAGCTGATGCTGCGAGACTTCAAGACCAACGGCGCCGGGCGGCAGATGCTGCAGCGGCGATAACTATGCTCGGCCCGCTTCGGCGGGCTTTCTTTTTGGAGTGACCCAATGGCGGAGGAATGGCCCGAGGACCTGGAGCCCACTGAGGTCACCTGGGGTGTCGTCTACAACAACCGGGGCTTCAGTTCTTCGCTGTCAAATTCGCAGCAGATCGTGGCTCAGCCTGGCTCCTACTGGAAATGCACCATGAATTTCGGCGTTCTGTATGAGGAGGACGAACGCGAACTGACCTCGCTGCTGGGCCGCCTGCACGGGATGTTCGGCACGGTAAACATCCCGTACCTCACCCGAGTGCGGGTGGACAACATCGGCACGCCGACGGTGGCAGTCGCCAATGCCCAGGCCAGCGTCATGCAGCTGCAAGGCATGCTGCCCAGCCAGCCGGTATTCAGCCGCGGCGATCTCATCACCATCAGCGGGGAGATGTTCGAGGTGGTGGAGCACGCCTCCACCGACGCCGCTGGCAAAGCCGTGATTGCGGTGAACAAGCGCATCCGCAAGCTGATCCCGGTCGGCAGTGCGGTGGAGTACAAGAATCCCTACTGCGAGATGCGCCGCATGGATGACACCAACGAATGGACCACCCAGCCGGTGGTTTCGAACTCGACTCTGCAATTTCGGGAGGCATTCTGATGGCCACCGGTGTTTTTCCGTTCAGCCAGACAGTCGTCGACATCATCGCCAAGGGCAACTTCATGGCGGTTTACGCCTGCCAGCTGGATTTCCCCGATGGGATGGTCTTCGCGCATACCGGTACCGGCGACCTGGTGATCGGTGGCATCACCTATCAGGGCGTCGGCAGCTTCGGGGAGGTCGGCCAGTCGCAGGAGAGCAGCAACTCGGGTTCGCCCATGTCGGTGGACCTGACGCTCAACGGCCTGGACGCCCAGATCATCACTGAAACCTCGCTGAAGGGGTGCCGGGGGCGCAACGGCAAGCTGATGTTCGTGGTGTTCGACCAGGACGGTAGCTATGCCGCCGATATCCTGTTCAGTGGGCGCATGGACGCCGCCAAATTCTCCTACGCGGGCAACGGCGAGGAGGGCAACAGCATCACGGTCCCGCTCATCGATCGCATGGCCGAGTGGAACCGGACCGGTACCGAGCGCTGGACCGACGAGAATCACCGGGCTCGCCGGCAGGACGACCGCTTCTTCTTCGCCATCGCCCAAATCGCCGACTGGCCCATCTACTGGGGCGCCTCCAAGGACGCACCGAAGTTCACCTACGAGACATAGCCATGCGAAAGCGCGATTGGACGACACAGCTCGCCAACACGATCAAGGCCGCCACCGAGCGGCCTTTTTCATGGGGCGAATTTGACTGCTGCCTGTTTGCAGCCGACTGCGCCAAGGCGGTGTGCGGTGTCGATCCTGCCGAAGCGTATCGAGGCCGGTATTCATCTGAGGCCGGAGCCAAGCGCCTGCTGAAGAAGCTGCACGGCTCGCTGGAGGCCGCCTGGGATGCCTGCTTTGTCCGCATCCAGCCAGGCCTGCTGCAGCGCGGCGACATCGCCCTGTACGACGGCCCCAACGGGCGAGGCGTGGCGGTGTTCTGGGCGGATGAGTTCTGGTCGGTGTCCCCCGATGGGGTCGGGCGTATCGAGTGTGAACCGTTGACGGTGTGGAGAGTTGAATGAGTTCAGCAGTCAAGAAGGTTGCCCAGGTCGCTATCGGCGCGGCCATCGGCTTCATCCAGGGCGGGCCTTGGGGCGCGCTGGCGGGCGCAGCGATGGCGTTCTACGTTGCATCGCAGCAGGACAAGCTCGATACCGGCTCACTGCGCACCAGTGAACCGTCCAGCCAGACCCTGCGTTCGTCCAAGGCGGCTGCTCGGTACGTGCTGGGCCGGGTGAGCACTGGTGGCGTTCTAGCTTGGGGGCAGGAGCAGACCGGCGACCAGACTGACGGCGAATGGTTGCACATGGTCTACGTGCTGTCGGAGGGGGAGATCGATGGCTTGGAAGACATCTTCCTGGGGGAGGAGGTCGTTCAGGCTTACGGCGAGCACGCCTCCTATGAACTGGTCACCAACCCGACTCAGGTGAATGCCTTCCTGAAAGCCAACAGCCCGGACTGGCGCGACACCCAGATCGGCCGAGGCCTGTCTTTCGTCCGGCTGTCGTTCAAGTACAGCGCCGAGAAGTATCCCTCCGGCATTCCGGATGTGCGCTTCGTACTTCGTGGGCGCCGGGATATCTACGATCCTCGGACCGGGACCGCCGGTTACAGCGAAAACACTGCACTTCACATCCTCTGGTTCCTACGCAATCGTTGCGGCGTGCCGGATGATGAGATCGTGTTCGCGAGTTTTGCCAACAGTGCCAGCGTGTGCGATGAGATGCTGGCCAACGCAGACGGCAGCACCTCGGCGCGATACCGCTCCGGCTGCGTCATCGGCGCGGACGAGTCGCGCACCCAGGTGATGCAGAAGCTGGAGGCGGCGTGCGGTGGCAAGCTGATCCGTGTCGGTGGTCGCTGGATGCTACAGGTCGGGGCCTACTACGGCCCGTACGACTTCGAGATCACCGAGGACATGGTGATCGGCACCGTCACCGGTAGCACCGAGCCGACCAACGACTCGGCGATCAACACCGTGCGCGGCACCTTCGTGGACCCGACACAGGCCTGGGCCGAGACGGACTATCCCGAGGTGTCGGTGAGCGAATGGGTGGTGGCCGACGGCGGTGAGGCGGCAGAAACACTGTCGTTCTCCTACGTCAGCAACCCGTACCAGGCCCAGCGCCTAGCGAACATCGAACTGCGCCGCCGGCGCGCAGGTGGCACCCTGTCGATCCCCATGAACTTCATGGGCTACAACTGCCGCCCTGGCCGCTCGGTGAAGGTCAACCTGCCATCCCTGAATATCGTGGGCGAGTTCATCGTCACTGACTGGTCGATGAGCGCCGACAGTGGCTGCAACGTCTCGGTTGCCCAGAACGAACCGGCAATTTTCGACGACGCCGTGGGCCAGCCGTACAATCCGATCGGCTTCATCAAACTGCCGGCTGGCGGTCTGGGTAGTCCAACCGGACTCGCCTGGGCGACCGAGGAAAATGCCGAGTCGGTACAGGGTACCCTGTCGTGGGTGGCGCCCTACGGCGTGGTCACGGGCTACGCCATCACGATTCGTCAAGGCGCGGCCGCAGTGCAGGCCCAGCAGGTACCGGCTACGGCGCTCAAGCTGCCGCTGTCGGGCCTGCCGTCTGGTAGTTACACCATGAGTGTGGCCGCTCTCGGTCCGCTGACCCGCTCCGGCGAAGCCAGTATCACCGTGAACATTGACGGGCCGCCAATTCCCGAGGCGTGCACGGTTCAGTCCACCATCGACACGATTACCCTGTTCCCGAGCAACGTCCAGCACGGGCTGAACGGCGGCACCTACGAGTACTTCTACAGCGAAGATCCGCAGGCTACCGCTGCGCAGGCGACCTACCTGGGGCAGGGCCTCAGCCTGACGCACACCGGCCTGGCGTTCTTCACCAACTACTTCTACTTCATCCGCTCCCGCAACGCCTACGGGGTCAGTGGCTTCCTGAAGATTGCCGCGTCCACGTCGAACGACGTTACCGCGATGCTCGAGGCTCTGGCCGGTCAGATCGAAGAAACACAGCTCGCACAGCACCTGCAGGAAGAAATCGAGAAGATCTCCAGCGATGTTCCCGGGTCGGTCAACGATCGAATCAACCAGGCCAAGCAGGAGCTGGAGGAGCTGATCAGCGACATGGAGGACCCCCTCGAGTATGTCGCCACCCAGGCCTACGCCAAGAACGACAGTGTTCGCTCGGGACAGCGCCTGTACCTGGCAATCGCGGCAGTTCCGGCAGCGGCGAGCGGTGCCAACGCTCCGCCGAACCCGGCCTACTGGGTGGACATCGGCAGTATCGCGGAAACGTCGAGCGCGCTGGCCAGCGCGGTGAGCAAGAACACCAGCGATATCGGGGTCATTGACGGCAAGGTCGCCGCGCAGGCTGCGACTCTGCAGGCCGTCCAGGCAGCCTACCGTGACGACAGTGGCGAGGGAGATCTGGCTGATGCGCTACGGGGTTGGGATACGCTGGCCAAGGTGACGGAAGAATCGCGCACCAGAGCGACCCAGAACGAGGCCATGGCAACCCGGATGGTGGTCGTTGAGTCGCGCGTTGGCGACAACGTCGCAACCATCAGCCGGCTTGAAAAAACGGTGGTCACCAACGAGCAGGCAACGGCCAGCCGGTTCACCGACGTCAACGCCCGCTTCGGTAACAACACTGCCAGTCTGGCGCAGCTGGAGAAAACCGTTGCCGACAATGAAACGTCGACGGCTTCACGGCTGCAGGCGGTGAACACGCGGGTCGACAACGCCAACACCAGGATCACTGACGAGGCGACAGCCAGCTCCAGCAGGGACGAAGCCCTCGGCCAGCGCATCGGGTACATGGAAGCTAGTTTCACGACACCGCAGGCGGATCGGGACGACAGTGGGGAGGGTGACCTCGCTGGTGCGCTGAAGGCTTGGGAGAGCACGGCCAAAATCTCGGAGGAGTCGAAAGTGCGGGCAACCGCAATCGAGGCCCAGGCGAAACGGTCGGAAACCCTGGAAGCATCGATCGGGCAGACCAATGCGGCGGTGCAGGTGGTGAGCCAGGCGCAATCCGCGCTCGACGGCAAAGCCAGCGCGATGTGGTCGGTGAAGCTCCAGGTCAACGCTCAGGGGCAGTACGTGGCCGCTGGAGTCGGCCTGGGCATCGAGAATGGCCCAGCCGGCTTGCAGAGCCAGTTTCTGGTGTCGGCGGATCGCTTCGCGGTTGTCAACGGCATCAACGGTACTCTCTCGTCGCCATTTGTGGTGCAGGGCGGCCAGGTGTTCATCAACCAGGCGTTCATCAACGCTGCCTTCATCCAGCAAATCATCCTGGGGATGACCTTGCGCTCGCAGGCGGTGGATTCTCAGGGGCGCCCACTGTTTGAAGCCAACATGGTCACGGGGGCAGTGACGATCCGAGGGCAGGATGCCAACGGCTCGACGCTGCTCAACAATGGCGGCCTGTACGTTTACGACGGCAACGGCGTTGAGCGCACGGCTGTAGGGAGGCTTACCTGATGGCTGATCTGTATGGGCTTCGGACGCGGGATGCGGCCGGAGCCATCACCTTGGATACGACTATCACTTCGGTGCGATCGCTGAAGATGATGCAGGTGGTTGGGAACGGACAGTTCGACCAATACGTTTCAATCCCTGAAATCAAAGCAGAGTCGTTTGTGGTGGTGGACTCACTACAGAGCGGGGGAGATAACGTTTCGAGTCCACAGGCCTGGTACAGCCCGGGGCAGTTGCAG